ACTAGGAATCTGCGTGTATACATACCCCGATATATTGGATACATTTCCAGACAGCGAAGTTATAGCACCGCATATACTAGGAATTTGCGTGTATACATAACCGGATATGTTAGATATACCTTGTGATAATGTAATTATACTTGAGGAAACAGATGTACCTCGAATGTATACATCTACACTGGCATTTAATGTGGCAGTAGATACATTGTTTATATTGATAATAGAATTCCCTGCTAAATTTACATTCTGAACAGCATTACATGTTGCCCACAAGGCTATATTGCCTCCTCCACCACCGCTTGCTGGTGCCCATACTATACTCTTATCCGCTGAAATGGTTAACACATTGCCAACCAATGAAGTAGATGAGTTATTTATTCCTTTTAAATTTGATATGTAGTAATTTGACATGTTGACATTCCCGATTGCAGGAAATGATGCCCATGTAGATGCTCCGCCACCCGTATCTTGATTTCTTATATTTTTTGATGTACTCCCCTTGCTGTTAAAATTATCAGACATTTATTTACTAAAATAGACAAGATATTGATACTCATAACCAACCGGTGTCATGTCTACCATCTCATGACGAGTAAACCCTGATGAGCGAACGATATCGAGCATATTCGAGACTGTCGGCATGTATAGTCTATGAATGTGCTCCCTGTAATCATTGGGAAATTCAAATACTTCTTCAAATCGTGCTTCATCGTCATCTGGATCTTTTATGAATCGACTCTTGTATTTGAACTTGTCAAAGAATATGTCAGAATCTATAACTCTTTCTGTACTGTATTTTTGAACTGAAAAGGCAAGGAATGGAGATGCAGCATCTAAAATAGGATCAAATTTGTTTGGGTCTACCAGATGCAGGACAAGAATACCACCAGGTTTCAACCACGAATAAATATTGTCGAGAATCATCTTTGGATTGCGGAATTGGTAAATTGAAAAGTATAACATGGTAACGTGTGAAAAGGATTTTGGCGGAAATGTTTCAACCCGTGTAACGTCTCCCTTGTAAAATCTACCCGAACTACATTTGCCACGTGCCTTCTTCAACATTGCTTCGGAACTATCTAGTCCAACAAAATCAATACCTTCGCGACAGTAAAAATCAGCAAGGGGAGCAGTTCCGCAACAGGCATCCAAAAGTTTCACTTCCTTTTTAGGCCATTCCATGAGAGCATATTCTCGTATAGATGCCTTTTCAAAGGATATTCTTTCTGGAATACTAAAAAGTTTGTCATAAACGGATGCATAAAAATCATCATAAATCTCTTCATAGTCTTCGCGTTTATCAGTATTCTTGCTGCCTTCTTTTTGATTGTCAAACATTTCGCGATCTCTCGAATAAACTTCCTTGAGTAACCATAGACCCGTTACAACAAGAAATATAAAGACGTAAGGTAAATATTCCTTCATTACTATATTGCTGTCAATTAAGAAATGTGGGAATCCCTGCCTATACAGCGAGATTACAACAGGGGCAATAATTTTTCATTCATTTTTAGAGATAAAAAATATACGGCATACGATGATGTAGAATTCTCCAGATGGAAAAAAGTTCCTTCTCATATTCAAAGTTGGTCTTTATCCATATGGGAAGATCATTATGAAACGAGAAGAAACCCGGCAGGAGAAAATGACATGCTTTTCTGGGTTCCACAGAAGGGAATGCTGCTTGCAAAATATGGGCACTTTGTGGGGAATTCAAAATCAAGAAGAATGATTTATGTGTGCTATAATTATGTGTGCAAACCCTATCGAGGGGAAGGAGTTTCTGAAAGACTCATTTTAACCATGGCAAACAAGTGTAGGGAGACATATGGACCAATAACATTCATGTTTGAATTACAATCTGTCCCGATAAGTCTATCTACTGCAGTTCCTTTTATGAAATTTTCATACATCTGGATACCTTTTTTCACGTTAGAAATCCCACCAAAGTGGAAAGAAACAAGGGACCTATCTTTTTTGAAAAGACACCCCGGATTTCATAGCATACATTACAAGGGATACAAGGCATTTGAGTACAATGGAGAACACATATTATTTGATCCGATAAATGACATTGTCTACTATGATAATTACATGTCTCTTTTTTCATTTGATGGCATGAAACTTCCTGGAGCATATTGTCGTGTATTTAATCCATTTGGAAATTATCACGTGTTTGTTCAAAACATGTACTTTGATAAACCAGACTATTTTGTTCACAATATACTTGTGTAAATAATTAACAAATATTTTATTTTTTTATAAAAATACGCATGTGATTCCACAGTGCTCGTCTCGTACCTATAGTGCGTCTGTCAAAAAAATATTTTCGTTGCTATGTACAAACAATATGGGTGGTGGTCTAATGCAGCTAGTGTCCTATGGTGCGCAGGATATTTACATCTCTGGCAATCCCCAGATCACTTTCTGGAAGGTGCTGTACAAGCGCCACACAAACTTTGCCATGGAGGCAATCGAAGTGACGTTTAACGGTCAGGCCGACTTTGGTCGCCGTGTGACTGCCGTCATCTCCCGTAACGCCGATCTAATGTACCGTACGTACGTGCAGGTGACGCTGCCGCAGATTGTGCTCACGGACCCGAAGGTTCGCTTCCGCTGGCTGAACTACGTGGGTCATCGTCTAATCAAGATGGTGGAGATTGAGATTGGTGGTTCTCGCATCGATCGTCAGTATGGTGACTGGATGCAGATCTGGACGCAGCTCACGCAGCCGACGGGTACGCAGGCGTCCTTTGACGACATGGTTGGCAACTCTGCCGACCTTGTGCTACTGAAGGATGGTGGTGGTGTTCCTCTGGATGCCACGTGCGCTGCCTCGGAGGCAACCAACTCGTGCTTGTCGCGCGCGGGCACGCCGCTCAAGACGCTGTACATCCCGCTGCAGTTCTGGTACTGCCGCAACCCGGGTTTGGCGATCCCGCTGATTGCTCTCCAGTACCACGAGGTGCGCATCAATGTAGAGTTCGAGCAGAACTACAATTGCTGCTATGCGGATGTCTACACGGGCGTGAATGCTCTGTCGACGCAGACGGGTATCAGCCTGGGCAACGGTGTAACGTCCGTTTCGCAGCTGCAGTTGGTTGCTGCGTCTCTGTACGTTGACTACGTGTTCCTGGATACGGAGGAGCGCCGCCGCTTTGCCCAGCAGTCGCACGAGTACCTAATCGATCAGCTACAGTTCACGGGCGACGAGACGGTGACTGCCTCGTCCAACAAGATCCAGATGAACTTTAACCACCCTGTTAAGGAACTCGTGTGGGTTGTGCAGCGCGATTCCTTCGTGGACTGCAACTCCCCGCCGACGCCGTGGATCTCCGAGGCGCTGGGTCAGCAGCCGTTTAACTACACCGATGACTGGAGCACGGAGGGCATCGTGACGGCAGTTCTGGGTCGTGGTGCGCTGGCAACGAACGGCAACGGTACGGGTGTGCCCACGTTCAGCGTGTCTGCAGGCGCCGGTGCCGGTAGTGGTACGTCCTTCACATACGGTGAGGTATACCTACCGGGTCTGGCTGCTGCGGCTGGTTCGGGTCTAACGACGGGCAGTGAGATCTACGATTCCTCGGGTCAAGGCATGGACGATCAGTTCTTCGAGGGCACGACGAACTACCTGCTGGCGAAGGTCATCCTGGCGTCTGGTGTAAAGTGCGAAGGCAAGAACCCGGTAGAGGTTGCCAAGGTGCAACTCAACGGTCAGGACCGCTTCGACGAGCGCGAGGGTCGCTACTTTGACAAGGTGCAACCGTGGCAGCACCACACGCGCACGCCGTCAACGGGTATCAACGTGTACTCCTTTGCGCTCAAGCCGGAGGAGCACCAGCCCAGCGGCACGTGCAACTTCTCGCGTATCGACAAGGCGACGCTGAACCTGACGCTGTCCGTCAACACGGTCCGTGGTCAGCGCACGGCCAAGGTCCGCATCTACGCGGTGAACTACAACGTGCTGCGTGTGATGAGCGGTATGGGCGGATTAGCTTATTCCAACTGAGCAACTTATTTGGTTGTACTGCTTATTACTACCCATCTACGTATTAGTGTATAAATATACGTAAAATGGAACCAAATAAATCTTTTTCATCAGAGAGCACAAAAATGTCATCTATTGAAGGAGAAATTATAAAGAAACCCGGACGTCCTCCTATTCCGAATAGATATCGAGATGAAATTATTGATGGTAAATTGTATGTTGTAGGAACATTAACCACTAAAGGAATAAATGTAGATTTCATTATAGATAAAGATGATGAAGAAAGGGTGAAAACAAGACATTGGTATGCACATACGGATTGTAAATATGTTGGTTGTACCATAAACATAGAAACTGGTAGAAAGATATTATACCTCCACAATTTTATCATGAATCGTTTGACATTCCCTGGAAAGGGTACAAAGGAAAGCGTAGACCATATAAATCGCAATGGACTTGATAATCGCAAGGAAAACCTACGGATTGTCTCACAAACAGAACAAAACATGAATCAAAAACAACGTCCAAGAAAAACAGAACTTCCGGCAGATTGTGGATTGACTCATTCTGATATTCCAAAACATATTTGGTATATTAAAGCAAGTGGAGGGCACGGAGACCGGTTTGGCATTTTTGAAGAAAACGATGGGTATTAAGTGGAAATCCAGTAGTTCAAAAAGTATGTCTCTCAAAGACAAACTTGAACAGGCAAAAAAGAAATTGGAGAAGTTTACGAAGGACTTATAGAGTATATATAAATGTTGATTTCAAAGGAAGAAATAAAAGAATATTTTAAACAACATAATATTCATATAAATGGTGTTTTTCATATTGGAGCACACGAATGTGAAGAACTACATGTATATGAATATTTTGGAATTCCTTTGAAGAATATCCTATGGATTGATGCACTGCCTGATAAAGTGGATGAGCAGAGAAAACGGGGTATCTCAAATGTATTTCAATCAGTTATTAGTGATAAAGACGGAGAACACGTAGTATTTAAAGTAACAAACAATGGGCAATCGTCGAGTATATTTGAATTTGGAACACATAAAACAAGTTATCCTTGGTGTATTGTAACTCGGCGAATTTTAATGACGACGACTACGATTGATACGTTTATGAAAAGTAATGCTTTAGATTCGTCTAAATATAATTTTTGGAATTTTGACATACAAGGTGCCGAATTAAAGGCATTAATGGGAGGAGAAGAATCTTTAAAACACGTGAAGGCAGTATATTTAGAAGTAAATACTGAAGAAGTATATCAAGGATGTGCAAAAATTAGTGAAATAGATGCGTTTCTAGAGTCTCGCGGATTTAAACGAGTGTTGACAAAAATCGTAAACGAAGGATGGGGTGACGCATTATATGTAAGAAATTAAAAAGGAACGATACTGCTATTTTTATGTATACAAACAATATTACAATATTTGTAATGGTCTGTAAAATCATTAATAAGTTGAGTACCTTTCGGAGTTAGATACGAAAATCTGTGAAATCCTTTCTCTTGTAAATACGATATTACATCAACCATTTTTATATTGTTATCTAAAAATGTTCCGCCGTATTCAAATTGGATTATTTTAACAGAGGTTATTATATCTTCAAACCCGCGCAGTACATCAAATTCATATCCTTCTGTATCTATTTTCAAGAAATCAATACTTTTTATGTTTTTTTCAACGATATAATCTACTGCTTTTTTTATACAAAGATGTAATTTATCCAATTTGTTTTCATCAGCGCCAAATGTTTTTTTTCTATTGCAAAATGACTCATATTTTGGATAATAAACAATAGTTTCGTTTGAATTTCCTAGTCCAAAATTATTAAAATATGATTTTTTATTTTTATTTTCTGTTTTAGAAAGTTTATCTAAAAAATCAGGTACAGGTTCAAAATAATGGACCTCGGCGTTTATATTTAAAAATTCACTATCATACCTGCTTCCAACATCAAATGCAATATTTATTTCATCTTTTATTCTATTTAAAAAGAGCAATTCTCCGTTTTGTGAGCTATCGCAATTATTAAACATTTTATATTATTTACATATTTAATAATTAAATAATTAAATACATAAACGCATGCTTTCATATGATGTCTTGACAGCTAGATTTGGCAATTATTTTTTTTTTAATAGTTTCATATCGCTTATTAGTAAAAAGTATAACTTAAAATCAAAGTATGGATATAGAGGTCACTGTGAAGATCTAGGAATGGAACTTTATTCTGGAAGCGAAACTGGGCACACGAAATTTATACCTATTGAAGATAATAATTTTATACGTTATCTTAAAGATGATGTTAATATTGAAGATTTTGGATTTCGTATTATGAAAGATACATACTTTCAAACTAAGGAATTTGTATTGTTTTTAAAAGATCATTATAGTCAAGAATCTGTACGAAATAAAATTATAGACAAAAATAAATTTAAAAATAGGTATAACAATAATAATGATTTATTTATACACGTGCGTTTAGGAGATGTCACTCATCTTAATCCAGGAATAGAATATTATGAGAACGTTATATCTAGAATTTCATTTGAACATGGGTTTATTTCAAGTGATTCGTTGTCAAATCCAATGGTTCAAACTCTTATACACAAATATAAATTAGTATCTATAAATGTTGGAGAAGTTGAAACTATACAATTCGCATCTACATGTAAACACTTAATATTATCACATGGTACATTTTCGTGGTTAATTGGATTTTTAGGATTTTATTCAAATGTATATTATTCAAATCCAAACCGAACACAAAAGTGGCACGGGGATATTTTCTGTATTCCAGGATGGATAGAAATATAGGGCTTTAATACAAAGAAATTAAATATAAATAAAATGAAAGTTTAGTAGAAACACTTGGAATATCGGATGATGAAAAAGTTAGAAATTTATTAAGAGAAAAAGGATATGTTTTTGATGGAAAATGTGACCATAATGAAGTATGGGCAAATTCAAATTATTCCAAAGAATCACTCCAATGACCTCGTTCATATGTTCTAGGATTTATCATAATATGACCAGAGGAATCAAAATTTTTCCTGAACATTGAAAGAAGACCACCCAACCAAGTAAACTGCGTATTCAGGAGTCCAATAACACTATCACACTCGCCAAGCATACATACAATTCTTGACGCTGTAATGGATTCTTGCATTAGTAATTCTTTATTATGAATGACCATTCCTAAATTAGAATTATTATATCGTCTTTCACGGTCATCCCATAAAATATCAGCATTCTTAACATTTATTTGATGAATAATATTTGGATCGTCGCTACACAGATATATTCCAATTTTCTTTCCAGAATATTTTTCGATTTCTATATTTAAAAAATCAGTAAATACTTGAACTGGAACGTGCGGATGTTCTATTGTTTTATCTCCTCTTCGTATATGAAGTCCGATATGAATTTCATAATTATCCCAGTTTAAATATTTTTTTTGATCGTTAATATGTGCCTTTAGAGTAGTCGTTGGTTTATGATATAGCGTATATGCAAGAATACTTTGCCATTTATATTTATCAATGTTTTTAAACAAAGTACACTCGGGGTATACTATATTCTTTCTGTAAGGAGTGTAATATACTGTTTGAAGGAAATCGCCAAATATTGTTATTTTTTCTTTTTTATTTGAATTTTCAAGATGTCGTAAATCAAATAATTCTTTTATTTTATATCCACTCTTTATGGTAAAATCCATAACAGCGTTATTTTCATTCAATAAACACAAATTTAGCATAACTAATAATCTGCTCATAGTGGCACCGTACCCAGCGTTTTCAATTTCAAATTTTAAACACGTTGTACTTTCGCTCTGTCGTTTAATTATTTCAACCACATATTCCATTTTAATATTGTATTTCATAATAAGTAAATGGATTACACAGACACATATAACCGCATAAATAACCACTTACATTCAACATTTGAAGAACTCGGGCCCCATGTATTAAATAATTGCTATTCAGTAAAACGCTCAGGTATTCGTTGTTCAGATAAAGTCAAACAAAAATTAAAAGAACAATTTTGTTTTTCAGATCGTATTTTTAATGATCATGATGTAAATTTTACATATCATAATACGGTTATTT